GAGACCTTTAAGGGTACTTAGGTATCTTTTTGCAACAGTTTTATTCCAAATTACAATATCATCACCTAATACAGCGTATTGAGTGAATGGTTGATTGATTGGAATAACTCCAGAAATCCAAGCGCAATAGTGCACAATAAAATGATGAGTCAAAGCTAACATTGCCCAAGATGATAGAGCTCCCATTGGTTGACCACAAGCATATTTAACTGCTTTTGGGTAGTCTTTTGGAATAGGAATTTTTCCTAGAACCTTCGGACTAGGAGTCTGATATTCTCTGTGAACAAGAAATTGTCCCCAGTGAGTACCAAAATCCGACCCATAGATCTGATTTAAAATTTCGATCTGTAGTGTCAATGGTAGTCTATCAGTTGCGGCAGATAGATCGAAGGAGTATAATGGAACTTCACCCCACGGAATCCTCTTTAAAGGTTTCAGTTGGTTAAAAGTCCCATCCGATGGAATTCTACCTAATACATCAAAAAGTTTTTGGTGTAATGGTTTAAGAACCCATTGAGTCCATGGATCTACCATAGCAAAGACTCTAACTTTACCAGCCGCTTCCTCCTTAATATGTAATTTACCTAAGTAGGTTCCTTTAGCTTTATAAGAAATTCCTGGGTTTAACCAGGTAAAGCTTAAAGAATCCCAAAAGGTAAGTAACGATTTATTCGTTACCTGGGCCAGAGCTCTAAATGAAGTAAGTAAAACTTCATCCTGTTCTATAAGATTTTTTGATCTTAAAACAGAAGCAGGAGATGAATTAAAGTTCATTCCTGGTCTAGATGTCTGGGGTCCAGCGGTATAAAACATATTAAGAGGAGTAGAATGTTTGAATTGTAGGTCTTCGGCGTGAAAGTAAAGAGCTTTCATCGCTTTAATAAAGGCATACATTTCAAACATTACTCCAGAAGCATTAGAAGGATTAGTAATAGTACTTAATTTTAAATTTCCAACAAAGAAAATATCTCTGTATAAGGAAAAGAAGGTTAAGTACCACTTAATCACTCTAGAATCACCCTGCATTATCATTTTTCTATGATGAGCGGGAATAATTCTTGGTAAACCTGATTTTGATCTTGAGATTCTAACCCCAAGACCATTCATATCAGGAAGTTTGTGCCCTGCGCATACTTGCTGTAGAATAACAGAAGCTGCTTTAAGGTATTTTACTACCCCAGCAGCACCTTGTTTTTCATGCAGCGAGTTACATACCCTTAGAAAGTATATGCAAGTTCTCACCCAGTTCGGAGATTTGTTCCCCCCCATTATGTGAATCATATTTATCATATGTTTCAATAATGGTCTGCCTCTTTTTACGAAGGCAATGGCACCAATATTTTGTGACCCTAATTTAGTTTTTGATATACTAAATTGTAACGAATTGAATACTTTTGTGGTAGAGATTTTAAAATTTCTAACCCACATCAGTCTTTCTCTTTGTTGCATTATTTAAATTATCTCTTTCTAAGTAGAGGCGACACTAATAATTGGACTTCGGTTTCCGTCAGATGACGGCCCGCAGCCACCCTAGTTGGGAGGAGTTCATTTCTCCTGTGAGGTTGAGTAGAGATTGCTATTTCTAGCCTCTCTACTTGCCTACACCAAGAACTTTTCAAGAACAATCGGGAGATCATAAATCTCCTTGTTGGTACTTGGACGGGCAATACCGCCCAAGTTTAAGTGGTAATTAGGAAGAATCATTATTAAAGATTCTTTCTTAAGCCTAATAAACTTATACTTTCCGCATCGGAGGATGCGAATCATATTCTCCACCCCATCACTCTCTATAACTAGTTCATTCGACCTGAATCGAACTACTGAAGATATAGACTGGAAGTATTCCATTTAAGAGTGAGTCTTATCTATATGATAAGACATTGCACCTTCATTATGTCTTCCTATGCATCTTTCAACCCCTATAGAGGTATGAAAGACATACAATACGGGACTCCATTACAGAGCCGTAGTTGAAAGACTTAAAGAAAGATGTTACTACTAAGATTATCGGCTAATTGCCAGATAGAGTTAGAGCTACAGATATCGCCATTTTGGAGGACCCCTACATATGCGGGTGAATCTGAAGATAAGGACTATCCGTAACTAACGGAAAACCTTTTGTAGTAACCAGTGCTCCCTCGTTTTCAGGAGGGAAACCAAATTGTTCAGGCTTTGTTCCAGGTACTGTCCCTTAAGGACCGTCTCTGCAGAACAAACATAAAGTTAAAACTTTACGAGTGGGCTGATTTGACAGTTGAGCGGGTTTCGCTCAGGTGATCGTTTAATAAAC